CGAGGCGTCAAGTTTTCTAACGGGCCGCACGGATCGGCCATTCACAGCAAGTTTTGATTTTATCATCAAGCAGGAAAATTTCACAAAGATCATGGAAGGCAATTACGATGACCGAACTAGCGCACCACGAACAGCAGACCAGAATCGCGGCCCGTCTGGCTACACGCAAGCCGGCGGACGTGGACCAGATGCTAGTATCGCAAGCATCGTCGCACGGCGTCGAATTGAAAGAGGGCAGTAGGTTGCGCCCGATCTATGACGAGCGCGGCACATTTCTAGGCAATAAAGTTGTGCCGGTCGGCTGGCATGCGATTGGTCCGCAGGATGGCAAGGATTGGACGGCGGATTTGGTGCGCAAGGCGATGACGCCAGCGCCTGTTGGTAGCATTGAGGAATGGCTGGCCGAGTTGTCCGTCATCACGGCACGGCGGGCAGAGGACGAATTTACGGGCGCGCTGCGTCTCGATGCATATTCTCGGCGGTTGGGGGCTTATCCTGCTGACGTTGTAAAGGCCGCGCTATTTGATTCCAGGTGGAAATTTTGGCCGACATGGGCGGAACTGGCCGAGTTTTGCGACAAGGCGGTTGCGAAGAGGATCGCTCTGGCGTCTGCGCTGGACGGCAAAGATGATGCCCGCGCAGCATCACTGGCCTGCGATGAACACTTGGACCGGGTGAGCGCCAGCCGCGCAGCAGAAATTATGCAAGAGGCTGGTTTCAGCGTTAAGCGCTTTGACTAAAAACCGCTTGACCAATTATAGCGCACGACATATAAACACTATGTAGATATGGAGCAAAACTTGACAGAGACAATTCCAGCCATTCGCAAGCGGCATTTGGCGGAGATTCGCGCCGCGTATCAGGCACAATCTGACGCACATATAACGCAGACCGAAGCCGCCAGACGGCTCGGCGTAAAGCTCACCGCCTTGAACGCGTATATTACGCGCCACGGCATTAATTGGCAATGTAAACAGCAAGGCCGAAAATGGGAGACAACACAATGACCGAACAGCAATATGAAATGAACGCCGCTGCAATCGCCACCGCCATCTGGGAAATCAGCACGGGCAACGGGCGCGACCTGGACGAGGAATTGCACGATAGTCACATGCAGAACTGCCACGACGCTGTAGCTAACACATACATCGACGACATCGCAGTTGACGCGTGGCACGACACTGCACTGGCGCGCGTCCAATGACCCGGCCCCGCAAGGCGCGCATCCTCGAAAAGGCCGGTCTGCAATACGTCGCAGGCTGGTTGCCATCTGCCGCAGCCAGTGCAGTGCGGTCCGATATTGATTTGGCGCAGGAAACTGTTACCTTGGCGCTTGCGACTCTAGAGGACAAGCCAAATGCCGATCGGACCACGACCGACCATTGATGCCGAGATCGCAATGCCGCAACGGAGCAACTGATGCAATTTCACGAACACAAATGCCTAAAAACCCCTGTGGACGCAAACAGCACGTGCCAACTACAACGCAGCGCAAAAGGGGGGTCAATTAATTCGTTCCGCGTTACGAATTATATTGCAATGCGTAACGCGGAACGGTAGTGTATTCCTACGGGCGGCGATGGTCGCAGCCCACGGGAGAGACAAAATGGAAAAAGTTTACACAATCACAAAAACTGAGCGGATTTCAGGGATCGTTTTGGAGGTCTGGAATTCAACAGAATCTGAATTGCGCAATGACTGTGGACGGATGGCCGACAAATTGATTGAAACTGGCGCTGCGTATATTCCCGGATGGGGCATTGATTACACAGCTGTATCAGCCTGAACAAACCAATTTATCCGACGGAGACAACACAATGACCGACAACGCACAACTGACCGCATATGTGGAACGCCGGGAGCGGCTGGAATCAGTTAAAACCGACGCGGCTGACGACATCAAAGAACTAAACGCAGAAGTCAAATCGTTTGGCTACGACCTGCCGACGTTTAACGCAGTAATTGCCCGCCGCAAGAAGGACCGGGACGCTGTGGCAGAGGCTGACGCGTTGCTGGACATGTATGAAACCGCAATTGCAGGGGGAAACTAAACATGCTTAACGCCGTAATTGCAGGCAACATTGGCGCAGACGCCGTGGTGCGCAACGCAGGGCAGACAACCGTGACCGGCTTTAACGTCGCAGTTGAACAGCGCGTCAAGGATGGAAAAAAAACGCAGTGGATCGGATGTTCGATGTGGGGCAAACGCGGCGAGACCCTGGCGCAATACCTGACAAAGGGCAGCAAGGTTTGCGTGTCTGGCGAATTGCAGACCAGGGAACACGACGGCAAGACGTATGTAGAGATGAACGTTCAGGACGTAACCTTGATGGGCGGCAAGCCTGACAACGGCGGCGGTTCTGGCGGCGGATACGATCAAGGCAATGGCGGCGGGCAGTCGTCTGGTGGCAACAGCGGCAGACGTCAAGATAGCGCGGACCTCGACGATTTGCCATTTTAATCTATTGCATATCTAGCTGACGTATGCGACAAAGAAGGGGCCGGGCAGGATCGTCAAATCCACAGTCCCGGCCCTAATCATGAACGGTGGGAGAACCGCAATGACTGACAACAACATAACAGAAAACAAAGCAAAGGCGCAAGCGTTTGGAAACATCGCCACAGCCCTAGCATCTGCGCAGGCAAAGATGGGCAAGGCTTTGAAGTCTGCAAACAACCCGCATTTTAAAAGCAAATATGCAGACCTCGCCAGCGTTACTGAGGCATGCATGCCCGCTTTAAATGAAGCCGGCATAGCTGTGATTCAGCCGACCGGCGAAGATGAAACGGGCCGCTACGTTGAGACCATGCTAATTCACGGCCCTAGCGGCGAAGTCCTGAAATGCCGCGTCCCGCTGATCGTGCAAAAAAACGACATGCAGGGCTATGGATCGGCGGTTACATACGCGCGCCGATATGGGCTTATGAGCATGTCAGGCATTGCGCCAGAGGATGACGACGGCAATGCAGCTGCGAAGTCACCGCCTCGCCAGCAAGCCCCTAAAGAGCCGCCTGCATGCGCAGTGGCAGAGGCGACGACCATGTTGTTTGGCGCTGACGACCTCGACGACCTCAAGCGGATATGGACAAACGTTCCAAAGGACGTGCAGGCATCGCAGGCGGTTATGAACGCCAAGGACGCTCGCAAGGCTGAGATTGCGCTGCTGTACAAGGTCGCCACGGCTGACGAAGGAGAGCAGCAATGACCGACAACACGCGCGCAGTGATTGGCGGAAACAGCCCGCCCGATCCAATCGAAGTTGTGACGGCGCAATATGATGACATAATCAGCGAGGCGCAGAACTGGTCCGACGGCGAAAGCGTTACGGACGAAGCGCAGATGAACGCGGTTGATGAACTTATCAAGGGGTTCAAAACATACCGCGCCGATCTGACTCAGGCGGCAAAAGAGCGAACCGACCCGCTTCACAAGGCGTGGAAATCTGAGGTTGCCGCAGTCAAAATTTACACAGACGACGCTGACCTGCTGCAAGGAACGCTTGTCGCTGCGGTTGCGCCATTTAAGGCCAAACTGGCGGCGGAAAAGGAAGCGGCACGCAAGGCGGCATGGCAGGCGGCGCAAGATGCTGAACGCGAAGCCAACGCAAAGGCTGCAGCAGCGGACACGGCGAACATCGAAGCCCAGCGCGAGGCGGCACAAGCGCAAGCGGCGGCAATGGAGGCCCGCAAGACGGCCAGCGCCGCGCAAAAGGACACCGTGAAGGGGATGCGAACTGTCCATTATCACGACATCGCAGACATGCGGGCGTTGGTGAACTGGATTGCGACAAACGACAAGTTTGCTATGGCCGCGTTTGCAGAGGCCTATGCTGCGCGCAATCACAAGGATATTCCTGACGCGGTTGTGCGTTCGTGGACGGCTAAGGAAGCGTTTTAATGACCACGCAAACAGGGATAACCCGCGTATTAAGTCGCATTTATGCCTGCGACACATCAGAAGAACTGCGCCGATATTGGGAAACTAATATCGGCGTGACATACAAGCACCTGCCGGAGGTTATCGCAGCCAAGGACCGGCGCAAGGAAACGCTAAAATGAGCGGCCATACAATACGACTTATTGGTGACGCCCAGCGCCGTCTAGCATGCGACATGATCGCCAAGGCACCGGATAGGGCAATTATAACGATCAAGCCTGAAACGCGCAACGCAGACCAGAACGCGCTCATGTGGGTTTTGTTGTCTGACGTATCTAGGGCCAAGCCCGAAGGCCGCAAGTGGGTTCCTGAAACTTGGAAATGTGCATTCATGCAATCGCTGGGCCACCAGTGCCAATTCGCAGACGGTCTAGACGGCAGCGGGCCTTTTCCTGTCGGGTTTAAATCAAGCAGACTATCGGTCAAGCATATGGCCGATCTGATAACGGTCATTCAGGAATACGGCGACCGGCACAGCATTGCATGGTCAGAGCAAAAGGAAAGAGAGGCGCGATGAACCGCACCGGGTTCACCAGCAAGCCACAGGCGATGCGCCAGGTGTCCGCAAAGCGCACGGCAAAGCGGGCAAGCGCGCAGGGGCAGGCGAATCTGGCATACATGGGCCAAGTCCGGTCACTGCCATGCATCATCTGCGATACCTACGGGCTAACGCAGCTATCCACGACCACGGCGCACCACTGCATCATGGATCGTGGTGGCAACCGAAAAACGCCAGACTCGGATTGCATTCCACTCTGCGATGGATGCCACCAAGGCAACTTTGACACCAGCAAGATTGCGATCCATCGAGAGCCTAAAGCATGGCGCGCAGCATACGGGCCGGATCACGGCCACATCGAAGCAACACGGCGCATGGTCGCCTATATGACAGGGGGACAGCAATGACTGACAAGACAACCCGCGCGCAGAAGCGCCAGCATCAACGCAAGATGGTCAAGGCGGGATACGTACACGTCGCAGGGTGGTGCATGCCGGACGACGTAGACGCCGCGAAGGCGCGCGTGGCTACTGGCGATCCTGTCCGCGCTGATCGCAATGGAGGATTTGGGGTGACTGACACACGCCGCGCCACCACCTTGCCGGAATGGCTGCAATTCCAGCCCGCCGACATCCCGCTGTTGATCGCCAACGCCGCACTGTGCCGTGAACATACGCCGCTAGCATTGCGACAAGCTGCCATAGCGCTTGGGGTGCTGGACGCGATAGACGTCGCTTGGACGCCTTGGACGCCATGGAACAAGAAAGGCAAAGCATGACTAAATATCTAGGCTACGTTGCAGGCGGGCAATGCCGCGACACGCATGCACCCGTCGCGAAGGAAGAAGGCAAGCCCGTGCGGGTCAACTGGATCCGCAAGCAGTTCTGGGTTGTCGAGGAACTGCGCCGAATAGGTGTAACCGCATGGTGCGGCAAGCGGATGGAGTTCAAGCGACTTTCGGGCGATCGGGATTGGACCGCGTTTGACGTGCCAGCCCTGCCGAATTACATCGTAATGGACCTAGACGATCACAACTACTTTGCGGCCACGCAGATTGATCACCTGTCCAGCACGCTCATGGCCGTGCCTAAGCGCGATCTGATCGGCGGCGATGGCGTTCTTGGCCTGCAAGGGTTTATGGATGACGCTGACAGCGCGTATAAGGCTGCTCAGCGCATTAACAGCGCCAGCCGCGATGAGGTCACGCAATACAACGAGGGGCAGCGCCTGCGGGCGATTGGCGGGCCGCTCAAGGATATGCTGGTGACGTTCGAGCGGATGGTTGATGCTAGCCGGGTTGCGGCAAGGACGGAGCGGGGAATGCCGGTCGTGTTTGACGCGTTTGACGTAGAGGGGATAAGTTAATTCGTTTCGCATGTCGATTATGCTTGCGGCCTGTGTCGCGTAACGCTATAAGTCATGCATAGCAACGAAGCACACACCGGAGAATGACAATGACCGCAGCGCAAAAGCTTATCGCATCTTTTCACTCAGGCTCAACATTCTACACTGACAACGCAGTAAACATGGTCATAATCAAGGACAAAACTCCAGGAGCTACGGACTACACGTTGACTGTTATTGAGTCTGCAAAGCGCATCATGGAATACAAGCGCATGATAAACCGCATCCGCAAGGCGCGCGCAGAAAAGGAGGCAGCATGACCGCAGCAGAGCGCAACCGCCGCAAGCGCCGCCTAGAGGCCGCAGGGTTTAAAGCGCTACCTACGGGGTGGGTGCCAGTGGCATACGCTGCAAAGGTAGCCGCCCAGGTCGAGGCATACGCCGCTGACGTAGACGCCGCAGCCGCCAAGGCCTTGCCACTGGGGCGACCGAAGGCAAAACAAGGAATCACAGAATGACAGACCAAGAGCACGCAGACGAAATCAATCGCGCGGTTTACGAACTGAACGAAGCAGTATATTCGGCCCAAGATGATGGGGTAGGGGTTGAAATCCACAAGATTGACCGTTTCTCTTTTGATCGCGGCTTTTTTGAAAGCGTTTCAGCGAAAATTACCCGAAGGACATGACCCGCTTGCGCACCCTGTCCGCTTGTGGTATTATCGCCGCATTCGCGGGCAGGGATTACCCAGCCGCACTTGTCGCGGTGTCGCGTTAATTCGCAGGCAGGCACCGTGCGTAAGCTATTATGCCAACCGACAGGCGGGATGCCTTAACGATAGCAAAGGCGGGACGCCTAATGGCAGACCAGAAATGGCCAGCGGATAAAGTCGAACGCCGCAATGTTGCTGACTTGATCCCATATGCACGCAACAGCCGGACGCACAGCGCCGAGCAAGTGTCGCAGATCGCAGCCAGCATCAAGGAATGGGGCTGGACAGTCTCGGTTTTGATTGAAGCCGATGGCGGATTGATTGCAGGCCACGGGCGGATCTTGGCCGCGCAAAAGCTGGGCATCAAAGACGTGCCTTGCATGGTCGCCGAAGGATGGACCGACGCGCAGAAGAAAGCCTATGTGATTGCTGACAACAAGCTGGCCCTGAATGCGGGCTGGGATGACGCGATGCTCAAGGTTGAGATGGGCGAACTGGACGCGCTGGACTTTGACCTGTCGCTGACCGGCTTCGGCGCTGACGAATTCGCGGCGTTTTTTGTTGAGGAAACCGAAGGGCTGACAGATGAAGACGCGGTGCCAGACGCGCCTGCCGTTCCCGTGACGGTCCTGTGCGACGTGTGGCTGCTGGGGCGGCATCGTTTGATGTGCGGGGACAGCACCAGAATAGACGTGGTGGAGCGGCTGATGGATGGGCGGAAGGCCGACATGGTTTTCACTGATCCGCCTTATGGCGTTAGCTACACAGGCGGGTTGTCAGACAAGGGTGGCGGATTAAAAGCCAACGCCAGAGAAATGATAAAAAACGATGACGTAGATTTATATTGCGAAGCGGTCACTATTTCTGCCGCGTTCTGCCTTGGCCCTGTCTTTATGTTTTATGCGGACACTGTGCCATTCGGGTTGTATGGCGGCGTTCAAGATGTTGGCGGCGATGTCGTCGCCCTTTTGATCTGGCGCAAAAAAGGTGGTTACGGCGCTCTTGGGGCTTCTTATAAACCGAACCATGAGCCTTGCTTGATCTGGAAGCCAAAAGGAGCAAAGCTAAACTTTATTGGGTTTACTACTGAAAATAGGGTTTGGGATGAGGATAAAGACTTTTCTAACAAGCTGCACCCAACGCAAAAGCCGGTAACAATACCAGAGCGTGCAATTCGCAATCATAAAGCTGATACGGTTCTGGATTTATTTGGCGGCAGTGGTTCAACACTTATAGCTTGCGAAAAGGTAGGCCGCGATTGCCGCATGATGGAACTAGACCCAAAGTATTGCGACGTAATCATTCAGCGCTGGCAGGAATTCACAGGCCAGACAGCAACGCTAGAAGCTACAGGCCAGACATACACCGAACTAAAGGTCGAGCGCCTAGCAGCTTAAACGGGCGGGAAGCCCTAAAGAAAGGGCGGGACGCCTGATGACCAAGAAACATACAGGCCGACCGCCTTTCACTTTGAGCGACGAACAATTTAAAACAATCGAAGGCATGGCGCGGATTCAATGCACGCAGGACGAAATCTGCGACATCTTTGAGGTGACGGACAAGACGCTGAACCTGGCGCTTAAAAAGCACAACGGCACTTCTTTCTCCGACCTTATTAAAAAGAATATAAGCCACGGCAAGGCATCGCTGCGCCGAAACCAATGGAAGGCCGCTGAAAAGGGCGTGCCGTCAATCCTTATTTGGCTTGGCAAACAGCACCTTGGCCAGAAGGATGTGGTCGAAAGTACAGGCGCAGTTGATGTGCATCATTTTGATGGGTGGCAAATTGACCGCGCGAAACCCGATCCATCTGAGCCTGACTGAACCGCAAGAACGGTTTCTGTTGTCGGAAGCAAAGCACCCTGCGTTTGTCGCCGGCTTTGGCGCTGGCAAGTCGGAGGTTATGGTCTGGTCGGCAATTGGTGACGCGGCACACAGCGCAACGGCGTTGATTGGCATGTATGCGCCCACCTACGACCTTGTCCGCCTGATTACTGCGCCGCGTATCTGCGCCAGGCTTGAACGCATCGGGGTGCCGCACAAGTGGAACAAGTCCGAAAACATCATCTACACCAGCTGGCCACGGTTCGGGGACTTTGTCCTGCGCACAATGGACAATCCCGAAAGGATCGTTGGGTACGAGACCTATCGCGCGCACGTCGACGAGCTAGATACGCTCAAGACGGAGCAAGCGCGAAAGGCTTGGAACCAGATCATCGCGCGGAACCGGCAAAAGCCCGAAGGCATCAAGCGCCCGTTTAATCGCGTGTCCGCTTACACGACGCCAGAAGGCTTTCGCTTCGTCTATGAGCGATGGGCCAAGGAACCGACCGAAGGCTACGAATTTTTTCAGGCCCCGACATACAGCAACCCAACTTTGCCAACCGACTATGTTGACAACTTGCGCAACAGCTACCCGGCTGGATTGATTGACGCTTACATTGAGGGGCGCTTTGTCAACTTAACATCGGGCAGCGTTTACACGTCATATGACCGCGAAGTAAACCGCAGCCGCGAGACGCTGCAACCTGGCGAACCGATCAAGCTGGGGATGGATTTTAACGTCGGCAACATGGCAGCTTGCGCTTACGTACTGCGCGAGAATGATTGGCACTGCGTTGACGAAATCAAGGGCGGGCGAGACACCCCGGCAATGATTGACACGATCAAAGACCGCTGGGCAGGGCACCACGTTACGATCTATCCCGACGCCAGCGGCGCTAACGCCAGCAGCAAGGGCGCATCAATCTCTGACATCGGGTTGTTACGCGGCGCAGGTTTTACAATCCGCGCCAAGCCGTCGAACCCCCGCGTTAAGGACCGGATATTGTCGGTCAACATGGCGTTTCAAAACAAGCGCGTGTTTGTGAATCCAGATACATGCCCCGAGACTGCCCGTTGCCTTGAGCAGCAGGCATACGACGCAAACGGCGAGCCTGACAAAAAGACGGGCCTTGACCATCAAAATGACGCAGCAGGATATCCGCTGGCCTATGAAATGCCCGTCGTGAAGCCCACATTTGAATCTCGGAGTTTACGTTTATGACCGCAGTCGCCGCAAGATCAAAAGCTGTCGCACAGATGGTGGAAGCTTCCGCCCGTGGTCGCGCTTTGATGGGCGGCACGCAGGGCATGCGCCGCAAAGGCACAACTTACCTGCCAAAGTTCACGGCTGAATCGCAAGAGACATACGACGAGCGCTTGGCTATGTCGTGGCTGTTTAACGGCTATAAAAAAGCAATCCGCGACATGACTGGCCGGGTCTTTCGCAGGCCGGTTGAGCTTGCCGAGGAAACCCCAGACGACATTGCAGAATGGGCCAAGAATATTGACCTTGCCGGACGGGATTTATCCACGTTTGCGCGCGACGTGTTTCAGGACGGCTTGTCTGCTGGCATTGCTTATATCCTAGTTGACGCACCGGCGCGGCCTGAGCAGGTAACGCGGGCCGCTGTGGCGTCTATGGGCCTGCGCCCGTACCTGTCGCACATTCGCGTTGAGGACGTGCTAGGCTGGCGCACAGAGCTTGTCAGCAACGTCACAGTTCTGGCGCAGCTGCGGCTGATGGAGTCCGTCACTGAGCAAGATCCCAAGGACGAATTCAAAAGCGTCGAAATAGACCAGGTTCGCGTGCTGGACCGGATGGAAGCTGGCGGCGTTATGACCCGGCTTTATCGCAAGCGCGAAGGCGGCCATGGCGAATATGTGCTTTTCGCAGAGCCGACTATCAGCGACATGGATGACATTACGCTCGTGCCGTTTTATGCCAACCGCACCGGGTTCTTCACGGGCGAACCTATGCTTGACGACTTGGCCGATTGCAACATCGCGCATTGGCAGTCTCAATCTGACCAGCGCAACGTGCTGCACTTCGCGCGGGTGCCGATCCTGTTCGGTTCGGGCCGCCAAGACGACGAGCCGATCACAATTAGCGTTGGCCAGATGACCACGGCCAACGACCCGGCGGCTGACCTCAAGTGGGTTGAGCATAGCGGCAAAGCGATCGACGCCGGACGGCAAGATCTTAAAGACCTTGAATTTCAGATGGAAACGCTGGGCCTGCAACTGACTGTTGCCCGCGTGTCGTCTGAAAGCGCCACCGGGGCCGCGCTTGATGCCGAAAAAGAAACGTCGCAGCTGTCTATGACGGCTGATTCCCTGCAAGACGCGCTAGAACAGGCGATGATCTATATGCTGCAATACGCTGGCCGCGATGACGTAACGCCGACCGTGACAGTCAACAAGGAATTCGCAGCCGGCATGATGTCTGCGCAAGAGATGGCGGTTCTGTTGCAGGCTGTGCAGTCTGGCAACATGAGCCGCGAAACGTTCCTGCGCGAGCTTGCACGACGCGGCATGGTTGCCAGCGACCTGAACCCGCAAGACGAGGCTGACCGCATTGCGTCGGCGTCGCCGATGATTGTAGGCAACCCACTTGGATTGGAGGCATAAATGGCATACGGCACAAAGACACCGACAAAGCGTAAACCCAAGCCAAAGAAGTGACCCAATGGCCAGCGTAAACGATGAAATCCTTGACGCTATCACGGGCCGCGCGCTGGACCTGCAACGGCTGACGGCTGGCCAGCTGCGGGATGCGGCGCGGTTTCTCAAAGAACTTGAGGGCGACATCGTGGCGCAGCTGGCCAAGATTGACCCAACGGGCATTGCGGCCCCATCTCGGCAGGCGGCGCGGCTGGAAAAGCTGTTGAGCCAGGTCAAGGAAACTATTCGCGCAGCTTACCGCGGCGAAAGCACCCGACTGATCGGTGAACTGCGTGAACTGGCAGACGTTGAAAACACTTTTGCCGGATCGTCAATCAACAAAGCGCTGGGCTTTGACTTTATCACAACGTCAATCACGCGCGGGCAGCTTGCGGCGATTGTTGACGGCGTGCTGATCGAGGGTGCGCCGGTATCGGACTGGCTATCCCGGCAGGCTGGCGACACGCTGCAACGCTTTACGGACGCTATGCGGCTGGGCATTGCCGAGGGGCAGACGAACGCCTCATTAATCCGCGCTGTTCGCGGCGGGACGCAGAACGGATCACCCGTTCAGGGGTTTATGGAGATTTCCCGGCGCAATGCTGAAAGCCTTGTGAGGTCGGCAACGCAGGCCGTGTCGCAGAAGTCGCGGCAATCGCTTTACGAGGGCAACGAAGACATCATCAAATCGTTGCAGTGGGTATCAACAATTGATTTGCGAACTACAGTGCTATGCGCTGTTCGCGACGGGCTGACATACACAGTTGATACGCACAAGCCGATTGAGCATGATATCCCATGGGGCGGCGGTCCTGGAAATCTGCACTGGGGATGTCGAAGCACGTCGGTCCCGGTGCTCAAGTCGTTCCGCGAGCTAGGGTTTGACATCGACGAAGTGCCAGCATCCACGCGGGCAGGCATGGATGGGCAGGTAGCAGCCGACACGACGTTTGAGGGCTGGTTATCACGGCGCGACGTAGCAGAGCAAAACGACAAGTTGGGCGTAGGACGCGCGCAACTCTGGCGCGATGGCAAGATCAAGTTTCGCGACTTGGTAGACGGCAATGGCCGGGAATTGACGCTTGAAGAATTGAGGGAACGCGTTTAAGGTTTGCAAGGGCTAGGCGGATACGCCGAAAAGTTGGTTTCCACCCAACCTGCCCCGTTTTGAAAGTGGATGCCTTGGAGGGCAGGAATATGGCTTTAGATTGCGCAGCGCCAAGCGTTGGATATGATACTGACGCAAAGGATGCTTACAGAAAGCAGGTTTGGGCGGCACTAATACCATCATGGGAACTCAAAAAGCATGATGAAAGATCACACGTATTGATCATGCCGAGCCGTGAAGGGCTGGAGATACCGTTGCTTATATCACTGGGCGTGCCTGAGGATAGGATTGTAGCAGTTGACAAAAGCGCCGCCGTTATTGCTACATCAAAGTGGCGGAAGTTGTATCCGGGTGTGAAGTTTTTTTCATCAACCATTGGTGAGTGCGGCAAGAAAATTGAAGCAAAAAAGTGGGTGATTTGTGCCGCAAACCTTGATTTTTGCAGCAACTTTTGCGAAAGTATTATCTCTGAATATAGCGGGTTTTTAAACTGCCCTAGGTTTCCAGAAGCAAGGATAGCTATAACTATTGCAAAGGGGCGTGAGGGCAAGGCTTTGGTTGCCATGCTTAGGAGGTTTTCGCAAGAATTAGTCGGCATTCAGGAGCCTAGGCTCGCTGCCCTTTTGGCATGTAGCGGTCATCAATCAGAGCAAATTGTTTGGGCGCAAGGTAAATATACATCAAACATGAACCCAATGGCGTGGTTAGTTTTGTCTAATAATTACGTTAAGGACGCAATGGTTGACGACCACATTCAAGAGTTTTACAGCTTGGATTATGAAGATGCATCGGCGCGCGTGTATGATTGGTGCGCCACGCTGAGACTTGGCGGGACTGAACGCTTAAGGATTACAAAGTCTGATGTGGGGAATTGGCTTGAAAACACAATTTCGGCGCCATTTGTTGACATGATTGAGCGTCACGATCAAAATATGACTGTCATAAGGCGTAAGTCTATCGGCATGAAATATAGCGAGCTAGACCGTGCGTTTACACACGCGCGTAATTCAATATGGAGGGCTATTGATTAACCCACCACACCACACGACCTTAAACCCTGCTTTTGCGGGGTTTTTTACGTTCGCGGGATGCGAACCTTAACAGCGGGAAGCTGAACCAATGAAAATCGAAATCACTGACGCAACCACGCTCCCGGCGTGGCTTCAAACGCATGTGGCCGATGGCCACCTTGATCTTGGCGCACTGGCCGCACCTGAAGACGTGGCGGGCCTCAAGACGGCTCTGTCTAAGGAGCGCGGCAACGCAGCGGCCTACAGCAAGTACGGCACCCCTGCGGAGATTGACGCCAAGATCGCCGAGCTAACCGACAAGGCGAAAGGCAGCGGCAAGGGCGCGGATGACGCGCAAGCCAAGCTGGACGCAATGGCGGCTGACTACGAAGGCAAGCTGACCGGCGCAAATGACCGGATCAGCAAGATGATGCAGCGCAGCGCGTCGTCTGACCTAAAAGCAGAACTCGCGAAAGCCGGGTTTAAGCCTAGCGTGATTGACAAAATGGCTCAATTCAACATGGACCGCATACAGTTTCACGAGGACGGGTCGGCAAAGATCCTGACTTCGGACGGAAAGCCCATGATTGGCAGCGGTGCCGATCACGGTGCGACCTTGGCCGACTTGGCTAAGGAACTTGCGGCGGACGATGACAATTCTGATTTTGTCTTGGCCGCAGGCAAAGGCGGGGGCGGGAAGCTACCGACAGCGACTGGCGGGACGCCTGACAAGCCAACGGTAACGCGAGCGCAGTTCGACGCAATGTCGCAAAGCGAGCGTGCTAATCACTCAAAATCAGGCGGCGGCATTCAAGGCTGACCCCCACAAAAGGACTAACTGAACATGGCAAACGTTTTTGACAACCTCGCAGCAGACATCTACAAGGCCGCCGACATCGTCGGTCGCGAACTGGTCGGCGTGATTCCCTCCATGACCGTAAACGCTGGCACTGAGCGCGTTGCGTTCGGCGGCGTTGTGCGGTCTGCGTTTACGCGGTCTTCGCTCGTGAACGAATCTTACACCCCGTCGATGACCATTCCAGAAGGCGACGACCAGACCATTGATAACAAGACCGCAACAATCGACAAGGTGGCCAACGTCAAGATCCCGTACACCGGCGAAGACATCTTGAAACTGAACAACGGCGCAGGGTACGAGACCATCTACGGCGACCAGATCGCGCAGGCAATGCGCGGTATCACTAACAAGATCGAAAACTACGCTGCGCTAACACTCTATCAGGGTGCATCTCGCGCAGTTGGCACCGCTGGCACGACCCCATTCGGCACCAACTTTGACGTAATTGCCGAGGCGCGCCAGATTCTTGTCGACAACGGAATGCCGCTGGACGGCCAAGCAACCCTGGCAATCAACACAGCCGCCGGCACCAAGCTGCGCAACCTGGCCCAGCTGCAGAAGGTAAACGAGGCGGGCGGTGAAGACTTGCTGCGTCGCGGCGAATTGCTGAACTTGCAGGGCCTGATGCTCAAGGAAAGCAACGGAATCGTGTCGCACGTCAAAGGAACAGCTACAAATGGCCTGACGGCCAGTGTTTTGGCGGTTGGCGATACCACTATTGCGGTTGATACTGTGACCGCAGGCGCGACCGGCTACAAAGCTGGCGATGTTATTACTTTTGCAGCTGACTCTGCAAACAAGTATGTCGTTGCCACTGGCTTCGTCGGCGCGTCTGGCAACTTGACGATTCAAGGCCCCGGCATTCGCGTGGCGATTACCGACAACAACGCAATCACAGTCGGCAACAGCTACGTCGGCAACTTCGCGTTTCACCGCGCGGCTGCCGAGCTGGTTGTGCGCCCGCCTGCCATGCCACAAGGCGGCGACATGGCCGCTGACCGGCTGACCGTGCAAGACCCGTTTTCTGGTCTGGTCTATGAAATGGCGATGTACAAAGGCTACGGCAAGTCGATGCTGGACATCACCACTTTCTACGGTGCGAAGGTCTGGAAAGGCGATTTTGTCGCCACGCTGCAAGGCTAATTTTTACAGAGGGGCGGGCTTCGGTTCGCCCCTTCATAAAGGTTATTCTGACAAACAAGGGGCGCTGCAATGGCACTTGATACCACCATCGGCGGCGTGACCGCTGACAGCTACGGCACGCTTGCGGGTTATGATTCCTATGCAATTGATCAGGGCTTTACTTTAGAAGCGACAGAAGCGTCGAACGAAATAAACTTGCGCAAGGCGGCAAAATTTCTTGATCGCAAGTATATGTTTATCGGCTCGCAGCAATACCAGTTTCAGCAACTAGCATGGCCGCGCTTGGTTAATGACCTTGTAAACGACTGGCCGGTAAACCCTGACTCAATTCCCCAAAAGATTATTTATGCGCAGTTTGAAGTGGCATACATTTTGCAGGGCGGCATTGAGCCGTTTGCAACAATTGTAAACAGCAGCACAAGTGAAAGCATCAAGGTCGGTCCAATCACAATTGACAGCGAGACATTGCCGACTGGCAAGCCCCGCATTGTTGCAGTTGATGGCTTGCTGCTTGGGTACATCCGGGGCGGTCCCGGCATGGTCAGCATGAGGCGCGGCTAATGGCTACCATTGCAAGCCAAGTCACAGCGGCGTTTGCCAAGCTGGCAGCTAAACAGCCTGACGCAATCCAGACAGGGACCATTCAGCAGCCGACGCCACAGGCATCTGGCGGCGGGCCTTCAGACCCAACAGGCGGCACGGCGGGCGTTACACCTGCGCCGGTGTCTGTGCGCATGGCGGTCTTTGAGATTGCCGAGCGGCGCATAGACGGCACCAACATCCGAGCCGGTGACTTCCAAGTAATTGTAGAGCCTGCATCAATCGAGGTCACGCTTAACGACAAAGTAATTTGCGACCGTGGCACACTGACAATCAAAATTCTTGGCCGCGTGGCATCGGGTGGGCAGACCGCGCTTTATGACATGGTGTGCAGAGGATAAATTTAAGTGGGTAGATTTGAGGACGACATAAACAAGTTTCAGCGCAAGACGGCTGACAAGATGGACCAGATTGTCCGCAAAGTTGCTTTGGAGCTATTCGCGCGCATAATTTACAAAACGCCGGTTGACACCGGGCGGGCGCGTTCAAATTGGCAAGTTTCCATCGGAACGCCTGCGGCTGGTACGGTCGAAATTGACGACAAAAGCGGCAAAGCCACAGTATCCCAAGCAACGGCAAAAAGCGCAGGTTTTAAGGCGGGTGACACAATTTATCTTGCCAACAATCTGCCGTACATCCGCAGGCTTGAAGAGGGCGGTTATGGCGAAGGGCCAAAAACTGTTGGCGGATTTTCCCGGCAAGCCCCACAAGGCATGGTTACGCTAACTGTTCAAGAGTTTTCGGCGGTTGTTAAGCAAATTGGTTTGGAGATTCGCAGGCAATGAGTGACATCGACAGCAATATCACGCAGGCGCTAAATGTGCAGGCCGAGGTTATGATTGCCGGGCTTGGTTACACGGCGATATGGCCACGCAAGGGCGGGGACAAGCCCGCAGGCGAACACCTGACCATACAGCACTTGCGAAACGATGACGTGCCGCTGGGCTTGTCGGATCAAGTTTACACGCGCCAAGGCTTTTTGATTGTTAACTTGGTTTCTACGCTGGACGGTTACGACATTGTCACCCGCAAGCAGGCCGGTGCAATTTCTGATTATTTCACGCGGGCGCAAATTCTGGAAGCCAACGGGACAAAGGTCACAATCGTTGGCACCAACATTCGCAGCGGTCGCGAAGAGGGGCAGCGTTGGGAAACACCCATTTACATAGAGTATCGGAGCCTATCGTGAAAAAGTAATACACACCAAGAATTACAAATGACGCAGTGACGGACAAACCGCAGGCGGCACGCTATCCAATGGGCTTGCGCCTAAATGTTTCTGTCGGTGGGGTGGTTGTTATCATCCATCCTCCTTCAGTTTTGCAGGGCTTTAAAGACGGGTCAGATTGGCGCGTTCCGGTGCGCGCGGAATACGAAGCCTCTGCATGAGTGCCTTGCTTGCTGGGCTGGCCGATGGCCAAAAGCAGGCGCAAAACTTAACTGTGGCCAAGGCCACACAGCCGAAAGGGCAAAGAAATGAGCACGTCGTATATTGGCTCGAAGGTCTCAATGGTCGCGGGTTCTCCTGCAACTTTTAATGAGGCCGGATACAAAGCACAGGTTCACGTCGAAATCAAAGGCATCGTCGATGTTGGCGAAGTCGGTGACACGCAAAACGACATCACAATTGATACGTTGATCGGGCGCGTTGAGCATGTGAACGGTTCGTCTGATCTGGGCGAAATTGCTGTCAGCTACGGCTTTATCAGTGATGACGCGGGCCAGATTCTAGTCCGTGCATCCGCTGGCACCAACACCGCGCAGTCGTTCAAGATCGAAGACGCTGACGGCAAGTTGGCGTTCTTTATGGGCGTTGTCGCAAACGTCCGCGACCGGGCGCGTTCGTCTTCTGAATACAAGGGCGAAACCTTTGTGATTCGTGGCAACAGCGCAGTTGTTCGCGGAACCGTCACAGCGTAATCTGTCGAGCGACAGTAGGGCAGGGGCGGCTTGTGGCTTGTCGTCCCTGCCCATTAAGCCACACAAGCCACATAGGATAGACAAATGGACTTCACCAAATTTGACAGCCGCGCAGCCGCAGAACAGGGCCGCGACCTTCACCTGCAAAACCCAGCAACGGCAGAGCCAATCTTTGACGGCGACAAGCCTTGCATCGTGGTTGTTCGTGGAACTGAAAGCCGTGAGGCGCAGGCAGCGCTTGCCAAAATCCGCAAGTTGAAAATGGCGCAGGATAAAAAAGACGGCAAAGACAGCGGCGATGACGAAGCATCCCTAGAGGATATGCACCAGCGCCTTGTTGAGACAGCAATCCCGCTTGTGATCGGGTTTAAGAATATCAATCGCGGCGACAAGCCTGCAAAGGCACCAGCGGACGTAGAATGGTTCCTAAACTTGCAGCTAATCAACGGCGTTGAGGGCGAGCGTTCGTTTGTTGAGCAGGTCGCTAATCACGCCACAAAGCGTTCCAATTTTTTGGGAAACGCCTAAGTCAGCTTGAACTTGCGGCGGCACAGATCGGGCATCTTAATAGCAAGCCCGATCACTGGACCGAAACCCGCGTTGAAAAGCTGATCGCGCAAAAGCGGCAGGTGCCTATGGTGCCTGTCAATGAAGGCCAGTATTTGCTTGATGCGCTTTTTGAAGTTGGACCCAGCGCAACGGCTGGCATGGGCGCGGAAATTCCTGTATCATGGTCTGAAGTTTGGGCATATGCCCAGGCTACGCAAAACCTGTCGGACCCGTGGGAATTTCGTGGTATTATGCAAATGTCGAAAGCCTTTGTAAAAGCCCGGCGAGATGGTGAAAGCGTGTTTGCAATTCCGCCAATTGAGCAAGTGATCAATGACTGACTTTGCAACGCTTTTTATAGCAGCAGACACACGCCAGATGAAGCAGGCCGAAAAGGCCATTGATGGCGTCACTAGGGCTGGCGGCGAGGCTGAAAGAGCAACCGACGCGCTTGGCATGGGTTTTGACGTCAGCGGAAAAAATGCCGAAACCGCAAGAGGCAAGTTTGACACCGCTGGGCGGAGTTTGCGGGGCATGATTGGCGTTGCCTCTGGTGTTGCTGCGGCATTGGCTGCGGCGATGGGCCGCAAACATTTCAAGGATTAAAACATGGCAGACTTTGCAAACCTTGTGGTTGGTTTTGACACCTCCGGCCTTAAAAAAGGCGAGAAGGCTCTAGCAGACACAACAAAAGCTGCAGGTGCAGCCGAAGGCAAATTGAGAAACGCCAGCGGTCAGTTTTTAAAGGCGGGTGAAAGCGCAGATACAGCATCAAGGTCCCTTGATGGTTTCGGCAGCATAACAGGCGAAGTTCGTAATCTGGCCTTAGAAGCGGGAAAAGCGGTTGCAGCGCTTGCTATTGGTTTTTTCTCTATCCAAACAGCGCTTCAAGCTTTTGGAGATGCCAACTCTTTAAACTTAGCTCTTGCTGAAACCAATACTCTTCTTTCTGGCCTTCCTGGTGAAATTGATCTTGTCGCAACTTCAGCTAGAAATTTGGCCGACGCTTACGGAACTTCAGACGAGGAACAAGTCAGGGCATTTTATCAGGCATTTAGCGCGGGTTCTAAAGACGCGGCAGAGGCAACCCAACTTTTACAAGCTGCCAACATGCTTGCGATTGGCGGCGTAACCGATGTGACTACCGGCGTTGACGCTCTAAGCACTGTTGTAAACGCCTTTGGATCGGATGTAATTACCGCAGCTGAAGCATCTGATTCTTTGTTTGTTGCTATGAAGGCTGGCAAAACTACTATTGGAGAACTTTCTGCCAGTCTTGGGCAAATTGTTCCTTTTGCAGCTCGGTCTGGTGTGTCGTTTGATGAAACGGCTGCTGCTCTTGCGGCACTAACGACTCAGGGCCTTTCTACGTCTACAGCTACAACCGGACTTCGCGCAATTTTGTCGTCAATTATTGACCCAACAGACAAAGCTGCAAAAGCTGCAAGCGATCTGAGTCTTGAATTTAGCACCCAGGCAATTAAAGCCAAAGGATTTTCTGGATTTCTTGACGATGTTATTGACAAAACTGGTGGCAGCGAAACTGTTATTGCTAAATTATTTGGCTCTGTGGAAGCTCTTGGCGCAGTTCTAGCTTTTTCTGCCGGTGCAGGGGACAAATTTGCCGATATTCTTGTAGACATGGAAGACAAAGCAGGATCGGCAGCCCTTGCAATGGACACAATCGACGCTTCGGCTGCTGACAGGCTTGGCGATGCGTTTCAATCTATCTCAAACACATTCACAAGGCTTGCGGAAAACTCTTTGCCAATGGCCGCCGCCGCTGCGGAAGTTCTTGCTAGCTCAATATCTTTTGTAGCGGGAAGCGGAGAAGCATTGGTAGCCGTCAGCAAAATACTTGCGGTTGTTTTGGCAGGATTGGCCGTTGGTCAAATCCCAGCGCTGGTTACGGGCTTTGTTGCGTTGACTGCAGGCGTGACTGCAACAGGCATTGCTACAACTATATTCACGTCCATAGTCACAGCGGCGCGAATTGCTCTTATCGCACTTGGAGGGCCGCTGGGGCTTGTCTATGGCATATTGGGCGCGGGCGCTACGGCGTGGGTTCTATGGGGTGATAACGCAAAAGAAGGCGAAACAGCGGCTTATGACGCGGCGCTTGGGACTAAAGAATTAAATTCGGCACTTCGAAAGTTTTCGCAAGATGTAACACCCGCAGCGGCGGCTTCTGCCATTGATATGGCAAACTCGAACCACGAACTTGCAAAGTCTGCTTTTGATGCGGCACGCGGAGAACTGGCAAAAGCGCGAGCTGTTGCAACAGCCGGAAATGCCTTGCTTGACGCAAATCCATTAACTGCAGGCGGGGATTCTGGATACTCAATTGCAATGGCTCAAAATGCGGCAACCGCATTGGCGCGAGTCTCAGAAGCCGAGCGCCAATTGGCATTGGCTGAACTTGAACGAAAGCGAGCGGTAACAGTGGTTACTGGCGCACTTTCTGAGCAAATGACGCAAACGATTGCAACAATAGCTGCAAATAGCAAATTGGAAATTAGTCTTGACGCTAGCGTGTCTGGGCTTTCCGATGTTAGCGCTGGAGCTGTCGCCGCAGCAAGCTCAATTGAGGAGTTGACCCCAGCACTGACAGACGCAGAGAAAGCAGCGCAAAGCTACGCTAGCACCATGCAGGGGTTTGTCGTGGATGGCATCGGCAAGGCCGTGGACAACATGGTTGACCGCTTTACTGGCGGCTTGAAGTCGATCAATGATATATTTGTTTCCACGATAAAGCAGATGATTGCCTTTGCGATCAAGAACAAGATCATGCTGTCGCTGGGCATGGGCGGTTCGGGTGCTGGCACAATGGCATCGGCTGGCACTGGCGGCGCTGGTATGCTTGGCAGTATAGGTTCCTTCGCAGGAAGCATTGGTACCGGCGCATCGGTCACAATGAATGGATTAATGACTGGTGGCGGCTTTAGTCCGATGATGGGTGCTATTAGCGGCGGGCTTGGGGCCGGTGGCGCGGCAGGCATTGGCACGGCTATCGGCGCAGCGCTTCCCGTGATCGGCGCTGTCGTTGCTGGACTGACCTTGCTTTCGTCTATCGCTGCCAAGCGTGCAGCCAAGCGACTTGAGGCGGCAACTAATGCCAACAATGCTGCGCTGGAAAATGTTGAGAAAGAGCATAACGCGCGCGTTGCGGAAATAACGACACGGCTGCAAGCCAATGCAGATGCTACGCAAGCCCTAATCCAGTCGTTGCAAACGCTGGCCCAGATGGAACAAGAGCGCGAACAGGCCGCGCGGGCAATCCTTAATGAGCGTGCCAACCTTGAAATTGAATTGCTGCGCCTGCAAAACGACACGGTTGCTTTGCGCGAGCGTGAGATTGCCGCGACAGAGCCGGTCAACCGCCAGCTTCGCCGCTTTATCTTGGCAATGGGTGATGCGGCAGAAGCTATCGAGGCACAGCGTCGTGCCGTTGAAGGGCTGGCAAGCGCAGGTCGGGGTATTGTTGAATTTGTGCGGGGCATAACTGGTCAGGCACAGCTTTCGTTCCGTCAGGACTTGGCGCTAGCGCAGGGCGGCGATGTGGGGGCCTCTGGACGTATCACTGAGTCAGCACAGGGCGCGATTGACCAAGCTCGCTCACAGGCCCGCACGGGGCTTGAGGTGGACCGTTTTATTGCGCAAACGGCGGCCAGCCTGTTGGCATTGCCCGCAGTGGCAACATTTGAGGAAATGCAGATTGATCTGCTTGATGAAATCAGCAGCGGCATTGGCGATCTGACAAAGCTGCAAAGCGACACGCAGCAAAAGATGATGCGAGCAATTAATGATGGGTTCTTTACCATCGACAGCAACCTTGATGGCAAGCTGACGTTTGCAGAGTTGCAGCGCGGTCTTGGAGATATTGCAACCGATCAAGAATTGCGTGCAATATTTGGTTTGCTAGACAAAAACCAAGACGGCGTTATTGACCAATTCGAAAAAATTATTAGCGGGCAAGACGCAAACAACAATAGTCTTGCATCCGTAATCAAAAATGGTTTTGGTCTTCTAGATAGCAACCTTGATGGCAAATTGACGTTTGCAGAGTTGCAGCGCGGGCTGGGGCATATTGCTACTGATGCTCAACTGCGATCTGTGTTTAACGCTGTTGACGCCAACGGCAGCGGCACGATTGACCGGCTGGAAAGCCTCGGCGGTTCAAACGAAAACATCGACGAAAACACGCTGTTTGCGGCGCGGGAGGCGCTGAACCAGCTTTCAGAACTGAAGCTGATCGCAGGCGAGACGGCCAACAACACACGGCGTGTTATGAATTTGACGACGGCAATTCAAGATTTAATTTTGTCTCAAAGGTTATCAGCCACATCGCTAGTCTCGAGTTTGGAGGCGCAAAGGGCTGCGGCTCAGAAAACACTGACAAACGCGCAGAATGCCATATCAGGCACCCCTAGCACAGTCGTCTTGCAGTCTCGCAAAAAAGGATTTTTGGGCATTGGGAGTCGTCCAGAAATCCGAGGCGCAAATCCCACATTCATTGCGCTTGAAGCGGACATCCGCCGCGCGCAGGAAGAACTGGCGTCTTTGGATGCACAGCTTAAAGCCGTTCCTCAGTTTGCCGCCGGCGGCTCTCACATGGGCGGTGCGCGCATCGTGGGTGAGCGCGGTCCAGAACTTGAGTTCACGGGGCCAAGCCAAATTCACAGCAATGCAAACACAATGCAGATGCTTTCGAACGCGCCTGTTGTGTCTGAGTTGAAAGAACTGCGGCGCGAAATGACTGCCATGCGCGATGAGCAGCGCCAGCTTGGCATCCAGACTGCCCGTAACACAGATAGAACTTACCGCGTTCTGCGCGAGTTTGATGTAATTGGCCTGCCACCGGAGCGCCCAGCATGAGAGTTATTGACCCAATCGAAATGACGGATGCGATCCTCACATCCAGCACGGTGCCAGAAAATGACTTCGACTTGTGGGATGTTGGCACTGCATACGTTACTGGCGACAAGGTTATCGTTCTTAGCACGCACCGCATTTATGAAGCGCTGCAAAACAGCACAGGCACCAATCCGACAACGGACGACGAAACAACTTGGCTGGACATTGGGGCCACCAATCGCTGGCGCGTTTTTGATGGATCAATCGAAGGGCAGACCACGCAGGCCACGTCAATTGAATACGTTTTTACGGTTGACGGCAACTACGGCGGCTTGGCGTTGCTAAACCTAATCGGATCTGCGTTCACTGTTGACATCACAGACGTTGTGGATGGTGCCTTGCCAACAATCACGGTTCCACTTTCTGATTCGTCTGGCGTAATTGATTGGTTCACTTATTTCTACGCACCAGTCGTTCAGCGCCGAGAGGTTATTCTTTCTGACCTGCCAATTTATAATGGGGCAATCGTTACTGTTGAATTGACAGGCAGTGGTACAGTAGCGATCGGGGAGATTGTCGTTGGCGTTGACAATGAATTGGGCAAATCAACCACTGGCACATCGCTTGGGATTGAGGACTTTAGCACAAAAAGCAAAGACGAGTTTGGCCGCACGTTTATTCTTGAGCGCGCGTTTGCAAATACAGTCAGCTTTGAGTTTGCGTTTCCAACTGCTACATCGCGCAGGGTTCGTCGCATCCTTAGCGATCTGCGCGCCAAGCCCGCTGTTTATTACACCAAAGAAGAACAGATTGACTTCGGCGGCACGGTCTATGGTTTTCCAAGAGATTTTCGTATAAACTTGCAAACGCCAACCATTGCGTTTGCCACACTTGAAATCGAGGGCTTGACATGAGCATCACACAGCTACCACCAGCGCCAAGTAGGACGGATCCGGCTACGTTTTCAACGCGCGCTGATACGTTCGTAGCTGCGTTGCCCACCTTTGTGACAGAAGCAAACGCAACAGCCGCAAATGTAACTGCAAGAGAAAACCAAATTGAAGCAAGCGCGGCGGCAGCGGCAAGCAGCGAGGCGGCAGCAGCGGCAAGCGAAAACCAGGCCCTTGAGTATCGCAATGAAGCGGTGGAGGCTTCTGGGGCAGTGCTGTGGGTCGCTGGGACATCATACGCGATTGGCGATGGTGTTGTTTCCCCGACTAACTTCAAATCCTATCGCGACAAAGTTGGAGGGGTTAGCAACACGGACCCTGCTAACGATTTAGCTCGCTGGTTAATCCTTGAGGTTTCGCGGCTAGAAGCAATCGCAACCACCAAAGCTGTCACAGCCGTAGATGTGTTTGTTTACGACACCAGCAAGGACTCAGACGGTGGTGCATGGCGTAAGCGGTGCCAGCATACGAGCTGGTATAACGAGCCGCTCAACACCACCACGCGCGGGGCGCGGCGGGAGTTTCCTGCGGTTGCTGTAATTGTGGCTGAGGCGAACAATGTCACGATTTACGATGGTGATGATCCTACGCTGCCTATGTGGATGGTGTTTACTGTCCTAACTTCATACACCCAAGGTATAATTACTGGCGGTAATTCTCCAAGAACCTTACAGCTTTCTTCCCTAAATGGCCTTATGTCTGTCGGTGTTGAAAACGGCACGAATGGAAACACTGGAACAAACGGGCTATTTCGGGTGAACTTCATTGCAGATACTGGCCGCAAAACAAGCGGCGGTGTGGACATATTGTTTAGGGCTGGCATTGATAAAAGAAACTTAACTGGGTTTGTTAATTATTTAAGTGACCCAAGCATTTCAGCGCAGCGCATTGTTAATTCCAGCGTCAAAGACGTAGCCATGACCGTCCTGCCCGACGCACCCATCGACCCTGCGACTGGTCTGTCCGTGCCGACTATTGCAGTGGCAACAAGCGGTGGCGTGTCGGTGATTAAGGACAATGGCACCGTCGTCAGTCTGGTCAACTATGTCACCGCACCCCTGTGGGTTGCATTTGTCGATGTGGGTGGGGTCACAAAAATCTTCACCACGTCGCGATACGAAAACTTTGTCAACATCTTCGACATTCCCAGCGCAAACTTTAACACGGGAAACTTCTGGCCAAACTTCTCGATTGCGGGCTTGTCATATGCTCGGCGGTTTTCCGACGGCAAAGATCGGCTGAATATCGGGGCACATAACGGCGTCGTTCAGTATCTGAAAGACGCCAAGCTGACCAACCTTAACAACACATCCGCTGGCTTTGGCATCCCGGTTACGAGCTACATCACGACGGGCTACAACACCGGCTGGATGCCTGGCAATATCAAGGGCGCGTTTCTTGCGGATACCGACGACACAGATCTGGTTGGAGGAACTGATGCTGACCGCAGCGTTAATGCTAATCCGCTCACTGTGAATGGAACGATCACCCGCACACCTGTAGCAACTGGCGCTGACCTCGTTGGGTACAGCGGGTTCTCCGAGACCAACTATCTCGAAGGCACCGACGCGACCTACGCCGACACGCTCTATGCGCTTGGCTGGGAGCAAACCGCGGGCGTCTGGGAGTTCAAGCACGGGGTCGTCAGCGCAGCGCCGATTGATGGGCTGACGATCACGGGCACGACCCTCAAGATCGCCGGGACGAAGCCGAAGGCGCTGGTGCGCGTCACTGCCACCACGCCGTCCACCGCCCAACTCGCGAAGATCCAAGCCGATGAGCGGTTCCTGTTCCAAGCAGACGCCGCCTGCACGCTCTACGGCGCGTCGGACGCGGTAACTGCCCTTGCGCACGATCCGGACACAGGGCTTCTGCACGTCGGCACCTCGGCAGGACGTTCAGTCTTCCAAGGTCTGCGTCGGGTATCTAACACAACAACTGCGGTGGGAACTGCAATCAGCGCATCTAACGGATTGGTGGTGGAAGAATGACTGTCATAATTGAAAAACCAGCGGTCAATCTCCGTGAGGAACTGGCCGACCTTCGTAATCAACCCCGATATGTGCAGGAAGTATTCTGGTTTGCAGGTGACGCAAGCGAGACCGACTTCGCCCTTGATCGTGGGTGGAAGCCCAAGTTTGTCTATGACGCTGGGGCATTGCAGAAGGAAGGCTCAGGGGACGACTACACGGTCAGCTACGACGGATTCATCTACACTGTCGTCTTTTCCACTGCACCTGCCAGCGGCGCTGACGTGGGCATCATCTCTGAGCGGGAGGATTACTGATGACTATCTTTGTAACCAAAGGCGACCTCCCTCTTACCGCAGCACAGCTTGAAAAGCGGGCGCAGAAGCACATCAATCGTAGCTGGCCTGAGCAAGCCCGTGAGAAGTCCATCCGCCTAGCTGACGATGCCTTCAATGAATTCATGTCTACATTCTCTGCTGACCATGATGTGAATACGGCTAACAACACTTTCAACTGGCAGCTCCAAGATTACACCAAGGCAACTTCACGGTTGGCTCGGTATGTCTTGGCTGATGGTCGTCCTGAAGTGTACAAGGATCAGCCTACTGGTGATTACGATCCAGAGACTGGCGAGTTCCTCACAGAGAGTGTGCTTGTACAGACAGCCATTGATCCTCTGGATGCTCAGGTTGAACAGACTGTCTACGACGACGAGGGCAATGTCACTGGCACCACTATGGTTGACAACCCGCTGATCGTTGCTGACGATGCTGAACGTGACGCAGCGCAAGCTGTTGTTGATGCAACC